CCGGGCAACCGTATTTAATTACGCAAAGGAAATAGCATGAAAAGGACTGAATTGCCATCTGTCAGCGAGCCACCGAAACCTCAGAAACGCAAACGCAAGAAAACCTATAAATCCGATTCGGTAGTCACTGCTGAGGTTCCAGTTAAAAAGGTTTATCACGGATACGCCACGGAATCGGTATTCCTGAGACGCTTAACTGTAAACCAAAAACGGGGTTTATCTTTGATGTATCAAGGGGTTAGCGGGGCAGATAAGCGGCTCGCAAATAACCGAGTCGTCAAGCATCCGGTTGACGCTATGCGGTGGTTGCTGGAGCAAATAAGTGATTCTGTTCCAGAATAATAGTTGCGTGGATTCTTGTTGACGCTACTATGCTGGAATGGCAACTTTAACAACCCTCCGGGCTTCGCTAATTACTGCACTTGATTACGAAGCAACTAGTTCAATTTCTAAGGCTAAAGAAGTAGTCAGCCTGTGCCGTCAATTGTTGGTGCTAACACCGACTAGCAGCGGTGCGGGCGGGTCATCTGTCGGTTGGGATGTCGAGCAATTAAAAACACTCAAGGAAGAAGCGCAAGCATACATTGCAGCGAATACCGCCGGGTCACGCACTCGGTTTCTTGGCGTCCGTGACGATTTCGGCAGGTAAGAATGGCAGACCGCAGAAACAGGAACAGCATTTCCAAAGTTCAGCAAGACTTTCTTGAAGCGCGTAGTGATTACGCGATGACCAAGAACAGCCGATTCAATCGCAAGCGCAAGGGATTAGCACCGTCAGGCGGTTCCGGCGATTACCATATTCGAAACGAACGAGAGTATTACGAAGCAATTGAAAAAGCTCGCGACATGGACCGCAACGATGCGTTAATCGGTCAGATAATGGATCGGGCTTGCAACAACATAGTCCAAGACGGGTTTTCAATTGACTTTAAAACCGGCGACAAAAAGCTTGACGCGGAATTAAAAGCCAGATGGATCGAAGAAACCGCAACGCCGGACATGTTGGACATTGCCGAAGAAATGAACTTTCACGACATGGAGTGGCTGGCGTGCCGATCAATGTTTCTTGATGGCGATTGCGGATTGGCAGCGCTCGAAACTGAAAACAAGTTGCAATTTATCGAAGCGCATCAGATACGACACGATTCGCCAGATCAAGATAACATTGTGCTTGGAGTAGAACTGGACCAACACCGTAAACGTGAAGCGTTTTATGTTTCCGAGGATTCGATTGATCCGATGGACACAACGCCAACCGAGCCGGTCAAAATGCCAGCCAGAAACTCTGGCAACGTTCGCCAGTTTTTTCACGTTTACGATCCGAAACGTTCGACGCTTACAAGAGGCGTGACGAAACTAGCTCCGGTGTTTGATTTAGCCGGAATGCTCGAGGATGTTAATTTCGCAAAGCTAGTTCAACAGCAAATTGTCTCGTGCTTTGCGATTTTGAGGACGCAACAAATGGGTTCCGTAACACCATCGCTTGGCGGCGAAGGGTACGGCAGCGAATCAACATCAACGACGACTAGCGGGCAGTCACGCCAACTGGATAACGTAGCGCCCGGAATGGAAATCGTAGGGATGCCGGGCGAAACGCTTGAAGGATTTTCCCCGAACGTTCCTAACGCTGAATACTTCGAACAGGTTCGCTTGTTAATGCAGTTGATAGGCGCAAATCTTGGCTTGCCATTGGTGTTGGTTTTAATGGACGGCAGCGAAACGAATTTCAGCGGTTGGCGTGGTGCAGTTGATGAAGCCCGCAAAGGGTTTAAGTATCATCAACGCAATATGGTTAAACGCTTACACGATCCGTTTCACTGTTGGAAAATTTATCAATGGATGCAAACAGATCCAGCAATCCGCCGGGCAGCGAACCGTCCAAAGATTAATATCAAGGGTCATAAATTCAATCCACCTCAATGGCCATATATCGAACCGATCAGGGATGCCCAAGGGGATTTGACAAGGTTGCAAGGTAATCTGATTTCGCCCCGACGATTACATTCTGAACGATCAAACGACTGGGAGGAAATCATTTCCGAAACAGTGGACGATAATGCTTTAGCAATTGAAGTAGCTAAAAAGAAAGCCATCAAACTAAACAAGAAATATCCGGACAGTCCGGTGCATTGGCGGGAACTAGTAGCCTTGCCATTGCCACCCGGTTTAACCGTCGGCTTGTCAAGTGAAATCGCAGCAGTTGAAGAAGAATCAAGATCGGAAGAAATGGAGTAATTATGCCAGAGGTAACGCTAGACATTTTGCAAACGATTGGAAGGGACGCCGGCGAACTTTCAAGCAAGGCGTTTATTGAACAATTGCGAAACGTACCTAGAAATGTTGACGCAATAAACGTAGACATCAATAGCGAGGGCGGCAGCGTATTCGAAGGCAATGCGATTGCTGAAGCTCTCAAGCAACACCCTGCAAAAATAACCACCCGCTGCATCGGTTCGGCGCTGTCGATTGCCTCCGTTGTATTTCTTGCCGGTGACGAGCGTTTGATTGCCGAAAATGGTTGGGTGATGATTCACGAACCAATGGCTGAAAGCTGGGGAACCGCCAGCGAAATACGGCAACAGGCTGAATTGATAGACGGCATTCGTGAAAAAATGGTAATCGACTACGCATCAAGAACGGCTGTTTCGCCAAGCCAAGCGGAAAACATGATGCGGGAAGAAACGTGGTTAGATTCATCTGATGCGATCAAATATGGATTCGCAACAGGAGTGACGGGTCGAGCTGTGGCAGTCGCATTAGGAAAGCAAACAAAATATAAGAATATGCCAACTAGGTTAATAGCATCTAATGCAGGTGTGCCCGGTGGCGATAACTCCATTTTGGAGGATGTAGAAATGTCTGAATCTTTTGGACAGACCATCGCTGCAATACGGGTGCGGTGTCGTGGTGCTAGTGATCAGTTTATTCTGAGACAGCTTGAATTAGGAACGGGGATCGATGAAGTGACCGCCGCTCACAATGACGCTCAGGCTTCAGAAATTGCAGAACTGAAACAAGCATTGGCGATTGCCGAAGCTCGGTTAGCAGAATACGAAGAAGAAGAAGAAGAAGAAGAAGAAGAAAAAACAACTCCGGCCACAACAACCTCAGAAGATGCACCGGTTGAAGAAGAAGAAGAAGATGAGGAAGTTGAAGAAGTTGTAATGCAAGAAGAAGAAGAAGAAGAAGAAGAAGAAGAAGAAACAACAACCGCGAAGGCTAAAGGGTCTTTACGTCCTGTCGCTACTAAAACCCGAAGGCGATCACGTTCGCTCACATACCGGGCAAAGTGGAACAAGGCAATTGAGGATTACATGGCAAACACGGGTGCAGCGCGTGATCGTGCAATCAAGATGATTAATCGAAACCATCCCGGTTTACGGGAACGGGTAGTAAACGAATCTCAACTTAACCAACAGCGATCCGTCGCGGTATAACTGGAGAATTAAAAATGAGTCAAAGAAACGATAGCGGGTTCAGGACGTTTACGGCTAATGAAGCAATTGAGCTTTACAGCCGCGTAAAAATTCACACCGATGGCAAAGTCCAGAAAGCAGGTCTTGCTGAACTTGGTGTAGGGACAAACCAAACAGCGGCGGCGTTTGCTGATGGTGACGAAATTAGCGTGAAACTTTACAGCGCTGGCGGAACTCACAAGATGCGTTGCAAGGAAGCCGTTGATGTAGGTGATGCAGTGTTTACGGATGCGGCTGGAGAGATCCAAGACACGTCCACCTCGACTGCTTTTCAAATTGGTTTCGCACTGGAAACGACAACCGCAGAAGATGACATTTGTGAAGTTGTTTTCGTTCCCGGCATCACTGCTGTATCTTAAAACTAAAAATTAAAACGGAGTAAATATTATGCCAAGTCCTAGTACTAGTCTTGCCACTCACAGGCCAGACCTTGAAGCGTCGCTGGAGGCGTTTGATCTTAGCGCAAACATGCAAGGCATGGTTGCTAACCAAGTATTTCCAGTTTTGGAAGTGCAAAACAAAGCAGGCATCTTTGGAAAGATTCCCCTAGACCAATTGTTAACTAACTCGGAAACGCGTCGCGCGCCCGGTTCGGGTTACAGCCGGTCTAATTTCACTTTCACCACTGACTCGTTTAGTTGTGAGGAGCATGGTCACGAGGAGCCAGTTGATGATGCAGAAGCAGCAATGTACGCTGAGTTCTTCGATGCTGAGTTGATTGCAACTCAACGTGCAATGTCTTCAGTTATGGTTAACCACGAAAAGCGTCTTGCTGATTTGTTGGTTAATGAAACTACGTTTTCTGGCAAGTTGACTACCCTTAGCGGCGGTGCCGAATGGAGTAACGCTTCTGGCGGCAAACCGGTTGATGACATTGAGACAGCGGTTCAAGCAATTTATACCGCTTCTGGTTTATGGTCTAACGCTTTAATTATTAGCAAAACAACTTTTCGAGAGTTGCGGGCAAACGACCAAGTTCGTGACCGAATTGCTTCAAGCGGTGCCGGTGATCCGACTAAAGCGGAGGATATTACTGTCAACATGCTAAAGGCGGTTTTCGATCTAGATCACATTCTCGTTGCTGGCGGCACAAAGAACAGCGCTATTGAAGGCCAAACGGCAACACCAGCGCAAATCTGGAATGTTGAATACGCAATGGTTTGCAAGGTTGCTACCAACAACGACATAAAAGAACCATGCCTTGGTCGAACATTCCATTGGGCAGCAGACGGTTCCGCTGTCGGCGGTATGGTTGAATCATATCGTGATGAAGCAGTTCGTTCGGATGTTATTCGAGTTCGTCACGATGTTGACCAGAAGCTTCTGATGACTGAGTGTGGTCACTTGATTAAGAATGTTAATTAGAAATTAGCATGACAGTTTTTACTGACAGTATGGAACATGGTTTCGCCACGTTGCTTGAACAGCATGGCGAAACTGTTTCATACAAATTCCGAGATTCCGGCGAAACGGTTTCACGAACGGCTATTGTCGATCGGAATCCGCCAACTGGAATTGACCAAGTAGGAAATGTAGTGGCGTTTTCTTTAATGGTTTACTTTCACAACAACGAAGATGATGGAATCCAAAGTCAGGTCATTGACAACGGTGGCGACGAAATTCATTTGTCATTAAAGCAAAACGGTACAGCCGAATGGCGTCCAGTTTATTCAATGATCGAGTCAGATGGCGGAACTACTCAGGTGGCGGTTAGGTAATGGCGTCAATTGAATTAAAATTTGCAGATGACACGTTTGATAAGTTTCAGGACTTGTTGAATCAGGATTTTTCAAAAAAAGAAATCCGCCAGTTGTTGAAAAAAACAATTAACATGGTGTCAAGAGAACACAGGACAAGTATTGCAAAACAGATCAAGGAAAAGGTCACGCTTAGATCTGCTGTCACAAAAGATATGCTAGGGTTTACGCGGGCAAAGACAGCGAAGGACATGACGGCAAAGATTGTCATTCCTAAAACAAAACGGCCACCATTAAGCGCGTTTGAACATCGAGTGAAAAAATCAAGGATGGAAGGCAGGGGTGGCGTTTCGTACAAAATAGACCAAAGCGCCGGGCGCAAGACGATTACAGATGCGTTTACGGTAGAAAAATATCAATCCGTTTCTGATCCTTTGCAATCAAAAAACATCAAGGATATTTTTGTTCGTCATCCAAGAACGGATAGCCGTGGAAAGATCGTCAGGCTGTGGGGCGTGTCTGTTTGGAAAGTGTTTTTAAAACATAAGATGCACGAACGAGCTGAGAGGGAAATGCAGGTCCGGGCAGTGAAGATGGTGAAGCGTAATATTCGTGGCGCAATTCGTGCAAAACTGGGAACTTAAAGGATAGTGATTTATGCCATCATTAGTAACACAAATTTTGGACGTAGCCGAGTCTCGATTAAGACAGTTGGAAACATGCAGCGCAGTCTATCGGCCAAACAGCAAGCACGACTTGCAGGTTAAGGACGGAGCTATTGTTTTAGTTCACAACGATATTGAATCCGACGAAGAATTGTCAGCAATCGGCAACCCGCCAAAAATTGCGTGGATTCTTCCGCTTAGCATAACATGCGTAGTGGCTCCATCAACGGATGATGAAGTTGCAATTGACGAACGGATGAACGATTTTGTTGTGGAGGCAATGGACGCATTAACCGACCCTCCAGCAAGCTGGCACACGTTTGACAATCTTGCGATTAACGCAACGCTCACAGCTCCAGTTGCCAACATACCATCTGACGATTCTGCTCGTTCAATCTCGTTTACCTGTAGAGTAACCTACCGGGTAGATGAAACCAGCCAAACAACTCAAGCATAGGAATATATAAAATGCCGCTATTAAGAAAAATTGGACTGATCGCCGCCAAACTAGAATCGACAATCGGAACCGATGCCGGAACCGCCGCTGCTGATTGTAATTTCCTTGCCTACGATCCGGTTGTAACACCAACAATTGAAATGGTGGACCGCCCGAAACTCGGAACGTTCGATTACAACATTAACGCTACTGGTTTGATGTCGGGAACGGCAACATTCAAAACTGATTTCATCGGCAACGGTTCACAGACAGCACCGGGATGGGCGGAAACATTGTTGCCAGCCTGTGGTTGGGGGCAAAGTGG